GGCTTAATCCTTCTACTTTTAATTCCTGATTTAAACATTCTATTGACATTTTTTACTCCTTTAAATAAATATATATTATAGTGTTTATATAATTAATAAACCTTTTTTGGAATAGTATTTATGTTCTTTCCTAGCTTTATGACAAGCTACTTTTATAGTCTTCTATGCTGTCTTTGTAAAAGTCTCGTGCACGATCTACTTCTAATGGGTTACTTAAAGCACCCTGTATATCGTTAGCGACCTCGTACATAACAGAAAAAGGCAACCTATAAGCTAACCTAAATAATATATCTCGTGCGTACTGTTCTATAAAAGTGTAACCACTACCACCTATAAAAATACTATTATTTGTTATTTCTATTTGATAATCTTTAGACGCATAACATTCTAGGTTGTTTCTTTCGCATATTGACCAATAAATACTGTAACTACCTTTTATTGGTTTTCTTAGTATAAGTTTTTCTTCTATTAATAAGGCTGTTATCTCTTTACGTTTAAATTCAGAACTATTAAATTTAATAGCATATACGTTTTTTTTCTTCATTTCGTAATACATTATTTAGCCTTCGCTAAAGAGAATTGTGATGCGTCTACTTGTGTTAAAGGCATAGCAGTTATTGTTTTATAAACCTTAGTTCTACCTTCGTATGTAAAACCATGAATATTAAAATTAGTAATAACTTCTGTATTACCCCAATCCTCGTATATCTTATTCCCCTTAGAGCCATTACCCATTGGCACTAAGAAGTAAGCAATATCATTATGTAGTAAGATATCCCCACTAGATGTACTTCTGTAACCTTCTTCTGACCAAGAACTATCTATGTTTTGCGTTTTTCTATATGCGTCTTGTAAGCAATCTGTATCTATAGTTGCTACATGTCTATATGGTTCTTCGTTATTAAACTCTTTAGTTGTTTGATATATCTTAATCATTACTTAACCCCTCTAAAATTTTTGCTATTAGCATTTTCTTTAGTAGTAGGCTCGTAGTCGTAAACTGTAACTTCTCCTAAGTTACCTACCCAGCCTATCATCATATTATCTGAATCCTTTATTAACCAACCACCCATTCTCTCGGAGCAGTATTTCTCAGTAGGGACTTTATCGTAATAAGGCATAAGAGAAAAAGCTTTGTCTAAAAATTTAGAATTAGCTTCCTCGTATGTATTTAGTGTTCTAGTGTTTAAGTTTGTCATGTTATTTTTCCTTCCTTTTTAAGGGACTTTATCAATTTATAATACCTATATTATAGTGAATAACATATAAGTAAACCTTTTTTGGAATAAATATAGTATTTTTTTACTATTTCTTTGTCTTATAGCCAATTTTGGAATATTATGCTGATAATATATAGGAATCTATGAACACTAAAGATAAACAAACTAAACTTAATGATACTAAGAAATTAAAAATTAGAAATGATTTTGTACAGGGTATAGATTCAGAAGAAAAAAAAATATTCCCAACCCTTGATGAATTGTGTAAGAAATACAAGGTTGCAAAAAGCACTGTATACAGAGTAGCTAGAAGTGAAGGATGGAAAGTACAAAAAGAACAACTGCAAACAGATTACCTAAGAGAGCTAGATAAAAAAAGAAGTAAAGACATGGCTGAAAAATCTATGCGAACAGATGATAGGACTTTGCAACTTGCTGATGCTGTATTTAATACTTTAGCTCAAACACTACAAAGTAATGCACAGGATATACAGAAAGGTAAAAAAGGACTACCGCCACATGGAATAACCGCAATAGCACAAGCAATTTCTATTGCACAAAAAGTTTCTAAATTAGCTTTAGGAGAAGCGACACAAAATATAGATGCAACAATTAACGAAAACACAAACGAAGCGTTCAGAAGAGCTATGGAACTCCTTGACGAAGTTGAAGACAGCAGAGTTAGAAGCATACAATCTACGCACTAATTGGCTTAAAACAGCAAGAGACAAGCAACTACAGCCTAAATTTATTGAACACTATATCTGGCTAATCCTAGCTGGTCGTGGATGGGGTAAAACAAGAACTGGTGCACAAGACATTGCACTCTATGCTTTAAGAAATAATAATGTTAATTGTGCTGTTGTAGCACCGACACATGGAGACCTAAGAAGAGTTTGTTTTGGTGGTCCATCTGGGCTTTTATCAATAATACCTAAAGAATGTTATCTAGAGTCATCTGATATGAAAGGATATTCATCTAGTGTATCTGAAATTAGATTATTTAATGGTTCAAAGATTACAGGCTATGCTGCACAAGAACCTGATAGATTGCGTGGCCCACAGTTTCATAGGGCATGGTGTGATGAGGTAGCTTCTTGGCGTTATCCTGACGCGTTTGATCAGCTTATGTTTGGTTTAAGGCTAGGTGACAACCCTCAGTGCGTTATAACAACAACTCCAAAACCAAATAAACTAATTAAGGACTTAGTAAAAAGAGATGACTGTCATGTGACAAGTGGTTCTACTTTTGAAAACGAAGATAATCTTGCCGAGTCTGCATTAAAAATGCTTAAAGAAAAATATGATGGCACTAATTTAGGAAGGCAGGAACTCTATGCAGAAATTATAGATTCATTTGAAGGAGCTTTATGGAAGCCTGAATTAATAGAAGAAGCAAGGGTACAAGATAAGCCAACCATGTCACGAATAATTGTTGCTATTGACCCCGCAGTAACAAATAACCCTAACTCAGATGAAACAGGGATTGTGATAGTTGGCAAAGATGCTAATAATGAGTATTATGTATTAGATGATGTATCAGGAAAGTATTCTCCTGATGCTTGGGCAAGAAAGGCTATTAACTCCTACTATGATTGGGAAGCTGATATCATTGTAGCAGAGGTTAATAATGGTGGTGACTTAGTAGAGAGAATGTTGCGTAATATTGACCATAATGTTTCTTACAGAAGCGTAAGAGCAACGAGAGGTAAAATACTAAGAGCAGAACCAGTATCAGCCTTATATGAACAAAGAAGGGTACACCATGTAGGTGTATATCCACAGTTGGAAGAACAGATGTGTAGCTATACGGGAGAAGCTAATAGTGGCTCACCTGATAGACTTGATGCCTTAGTATGGGCTATTACTGAATTAAGCAAGTCACAAGGACAAGTAAACTGGAGAATAAGCTAATGTCACAACAAACAATTCTACAAAGAATATTTAATATTAAGCCTGAACAAAAAAACTCAAACATGATGGGTTATTTTGGAGTTGGAACTGAGGAAGCAAAGGAATACAAGTATGCTGATTTAGCAAAAGAAGGTTATTTAAAAAACAGCATAGTTTATAGATGTGTAAACGAAATAAGTAAAGGTGCAAGTGCAGTTCCTTTTATTATAAAAAATGGAGATCAAATTGTTGAACAACACCCACTCATTGATTTACTCAATAGACCTAATCCACAACAATCCTACAGTGAATTTTTTAACAGCCTTTTTGGTTATGTGCTTCTTAGTGGTAATGCTTATATCCTTAAAGTAGGTGCAGAGATGGGTTCTCCAAAAGAACTACATCAACTTAGACCTGATAGAATTAATATTAAAGGTTCAGGAAACGCTATCCCTGAAAAATATGAATATGTACTTAATGGTCGTGTCCAAGCAACATACCCAGTAGATCAATTAGATGGATTTAGCGAAGTTAAACATATTAAATTATGGAATCCGTTAGACGATTATCATGGTCTAAGCCCTATGAGTGCTGCAGCTACATCAGTAGATCAACATAACCTATCAGCTAAACACAATATTAATCTTTTAAACAATGGAGCTAGACCGAGTGGAGCAGTTATATTTAAACCTAAAGATGATGCAGGTTTTGCAGTTAATCTTACTGAATCACAAAGGCAACAATTATTAACTGATCTAAACAACAGATTTAGTGGTGCTGGTAATGCAGGAAGACCTATGTTGTTAGAGGGTGACTTTGATTGGAAAGAAATGGGTCTATCACCTAAAGATATGGACTTCTTGGCTTTATCACAAAAGTCTGCTACTGATATTGCTTTATGCTTTGGAGTACCGAGTCAATTAATAGGTGTGCCTGATGCTCAGACTTATGCAAATGTTGCTGAAGCTAGATTAGCACTATATGAAGAAACAATTATTCCACATCTTAGAAAGATAGCTTCTGATTTAAATGAATGGCTAGTACCTATGTTTGACGATAGATTAACGCTTGAATTTGATATAGACAATATACCTGCTCTAGCTGAGAGAAAAAGGAAGACTTTTGAGAATGTAACATCTGCAGTTCGTGAAGGTATTATGACTCGTAACGAAGCTCGTAATATTATTGGATTAGACGAGATGCGTGGTGCTGATGATTTATATGTATCAGCTAATTTATTTCCAATCGGTGACGGGAGTGTTGATCAACCAAATGACCCAATTAATGATGAAGACTTAGAAGACTATGAAGAAGAGCAAACTGATAAACAAATAAGTGAGCTTTTAGAAATAGAAAAAGCATTATCAGATATAAACACTACTCCTAATAACTCAATGGCAGAAGAAGCTGCTAGAGGTCTGCAGTGGAGAAAAAAGTTTAAACGAGGTGGAACAATGGTTGGTGTTACTCGTGCTAATCAACTTATAGATAAAGAGAACCTCTCTATATCAACAGTTAAAAGAATGTATAGCTACTTTAGTAGACATGAAGTTGATAAGCAGGGCAAAGGATTTAAACAAGGTGAGGATGGATACCCAAGTGCAGGAAGAATAGCTTGGGCTTTATGGGGTGGTGACGCTGGATTTACATGGTCTAAAAAAGTAAGAGATCAGATAGAACGAGAAGAGACTAAAGCAGAAGCAGGAAGCCTAAAGGTCGGTGATATGGTTGGATGGCAATCAAGTGGTGGCTCTGCTAGAGGTAAGATAACAAAGATAGTTAAAAGTGGAACTCTTAAAGTACCTAAGACAGACTTTACATTAAATGCAGATGAGGATAATCCTGCAGCTTTAATAAATCTATATCGTAATGGTGAAGCAACTGATATAACAGTAGGGCATAGGTTTAGTACATTACGAAAGGTTTAGATGAAGCCTTTAGCTAATAGCTTTAATAATTTTAGACAGGGCAGGATTAATACACGGGCAGAAGCTAGAAAACAATTAGTATTTAGAAATAACCTAGAAAAAAGATTCTTTAGACAGCTGACAAGCCTGTTTAACAAGTTCGTTAATACTAATCTATACTTATATAAGGAATTTGGTCAATACGAACCATCAATAGCTCAGCAAAGATTAAACGAAGAATTTATGCCATTAATGTTAGCACATTACAAAAGAACATTTAAAGCAATGTATAACTTTGATGAAGATAGAGTACAGAGTAAAAAGGCAGATGATACATTCGTATTTGGACGAAGCGTTGATTTTGAAAATGTAGTTAATCAATACTTTGCATCAAGACAATTAATATTATCTGGTATTAGTTTTAGGTTAGCTACAAGAATTAGCAACTTAATAGAACAGGGACGTTTAGATGATCTAACCCTTCCCCAAATAGCTAAACTTGTATCTGAAAAATTTAAATCAATAGGAAGAGGTCGTGCTGCAGTTATAGCAAGAACTGAAACACATAACGCAGCTTCGTTTGCTAATCACGCATATCACCAAACAGTACAACAAGACTTAGGCATGAAGATGTTAAAACAATGGATAGCAACAGGTGATGCGAGAACTAGACCTGCACATGCAAGTGCTAATAGACAAACAGTAGATATGGACGAAGATTTTATAATAGGTGGAAAGCCTATGAGCTTTGCAGGTGATACAAAAGGTGGTGCTGCTAATGTAGTTAATTGTCGGTGTGTAATTATTTATGTTGATGAGCAGGATTTAATAGAATAAAGGTTAGTCTTTAATATGGAACTAACAAACCATACCTACGCTACCTAGCAGGTCGTAAGCCTAGTGATACATTAAGGGTAGCTTTAACCTTAATAACTCTAGGATTTATTCTTGTTTATCTATTCTTTACGCACCCCTTAAATTTAATTCATTACAGATAGAATTATGTAGGTCTAAATCATCTTTAGGCAATTTAATACCAACCTGCTTCCTCATAGATAAAAGTGCAGCCATGTCTAATAACCATTCAGTTTTTTCATTTGTAAGTAGCATTTCTACTTTAATATTTTTATACATTATTCACCTCTCTCATAACTAGTACCAACATTCATAAATACTGGCTCTAACGCATCATGTAATTCTTCTAAATCATATCTTGCAAAATAATCTAACGTATACGGTAAATCTAAATCATGCAATCCTCGGCAAGCAGCTTGATTTTTAATTCTATCTAGTTTTGTAATAAGACTTTGTAATACTTCCATTGCTAAATCTATATCTTTATTCCATTCTTTGTGAAGCTGTATTTGTGTTCTCATAATGCTACCTCTATTACATTGTTTGTAATAATAATATAGTTACCTTCTATATAATCGTACTGCTTAATTTCTAAATTTTTGCCTTTTAAATTATATTGATATTCAGTATCACCATGTACTTCATGTGATTTTGTTATGCAAATTTCATTGTCTAACTTAATTAACTCAGCTAAAACATTAGATGTATATCTTCCATTTCTCGGATTTACATTAGCATTTTTTACAGCTAATTCTATTAGTGGTATAACATTAGAAGGGTAGCCATCCCAATGCTTATAAAGTGTTACAGTTTGTTCAATAACCCCTACTGTATTTTGTAATTGTATAGTTGATCTAGTAGCCATTATACTAACTCTACTTGGGTAGTTCTTAATTCAACAAGTTTATTTATAAAACCTTGTTCCCCACCTACTGGACTTGGAACCTCTTGTATACCGAACTCATTTGTAATTGCGAATATAACATTCCAGATATCATCTTCTGCTAATAACAAAACGTTGCAGAGTATAAGGTTTTTGTAGTTACTTGTATTTTTAGTAATTTTCATTTTATTCTTCCTGCCTTTTAAGGCTTTTATCAATTTATATAACCTATCATATAGTGAATTTATTAATAGTAAACCTTTTATGGAATATTAATCAAATTAGTTAAATACTCCTATATATTGTGCTTAAATAATATTTGCATTACTATATGTAGATATAAATGCCATAATGGTATAAATTTATAACAGCTTATTGGGAGACAACACTATGTCAGATGGATATACAAATTCAGAACAAGCAATAGATGTTAGTACGAGCGAGTACGATTCTCAGGAAGATTCTAGTCAGAATGATACTAAAAAAGAAATACGAAAGGATGTGTTTGATAATCCTATAGAAGCTATTGCACGATCTAAAGAGATTGGGTGTGTAGGTAGTCATACAATGGATGAAGATGGCAATAAGATTTATATGCCATGTAAAACCCATGATGAATACATTGAGCTGACTAGCGAAGATTCTAAAAACAATGTTTCTGATCTTAAATCATTTATTGAAATTAAATCAGATATTAAAGCCTATTATGACGAAGACGAAGATAAGGACTATGGAACATTTGAAGGATATGGCTCTGTATTTGGGAACAAAGACTTAGGCAATGATGTTATACAAGAAGGTGCTTTTACTAAATCATTAAAAAAAAGAAAACCACAAAGCGTAAAACTCTTATATCAACACAAATCAGATATGCCAATAGGTGTCTTTGATGAGATTAAAGAAGACGAGCACGGTCTTAAAGTAAAAGGAAGGCTGGCTCTAAAAACACAAGCAGGTGCAGAAGCATACGAATTATTAAAAATGGGTGCGTTAGATGGTCTATCTATAGGCTTTAAAGCAAACCCTGATCAAGTTTCTTACGATAGAAGAGCTAACAAGCGAATCATCAAAGAAGTAGACTTAATGGAAGTCAGTTTAGTAACTTTTCCTATGAATACACAGGCAACTGTACGTTCAGTGAAAGGTGAAAAGATTTCTATAAGAGAATGGGAAAAGGGGATGCGTGATGCATTTAACCTCTCTCGTTCAGAAGCAAAGATGGCTGCAAAAGCAGTTACAGATGTATTTGTTCAACGAGAGGTTGACACGAGTGCTGAATTGGTAGATGCCATAAAGAACTTAACTTTAACCCTTAAATCTTAGGAGATTAATATGTCGGAAGATATAAAAAATGCTATCTCTGATCTAGGTCAAACTTTTAACGAATTCAAGAAAGTAAATGATGAAAGATTAGATAGTATAGAAAAAGGCGAAAGT